GTCATCGACTGCGTTGTCAAGTGAGTCATACTTGCGCATGAGTTTCATACACACTTGAGTTAGTTCGGCACATTCTTCTGCTGTAATAGCCATTAACTGTTGAAAGTTATTAATAGGTGTTTCTAGCTTTGTGTTACTTACCACGTTCTTGTTCCAATCTAAATTGACAATACGCATCCCATACATATTCATACATTGCATATGCTGCAATAAATCCTATATATGGAATAAATGCTACATTGAGTAATATCCAAGCAAACACAACTGCAATTACTATGTCGTAGTACGCAATCATTCTTCTTCTTTAGTTTCTTGTGGTTTTTTGCGTCGACCGTAAAATCCACTTGTGTATGTGATATCTTCAGTTCTTTCAAAAGCAGGCTTCTTTGTAATAACCCCGCCGTTCTTCAAATACTCATCAATTAAGTCTCGATCTTCTTTTTCTAATTTTCGGGGAGTTGGATTCATTGTCATTTATTTTGTCCATTTGTTGTGTTTAAAAATAATTTGTACGCTTTTAGCTTGGAAATACGCATCAGCAAGTGCGTTGTGCAAATCAGTTTGCATATCTTTGCGTGGGTCTCTTGGCATACGTTTGGTAATAGTACGAGCATCCGAAATTTGCCAAAACTGCCACGGAATAGGTTTACCTAGCATACGATACATGTTTTCAAGGATAGTAATATCAAAGCCGTATCCTTGCCCCCAAATCTCGTCAACACCTACAACCCATTTGTTAAGTTGTGCTAGTGCTTCTTCTACAGTAACAGCGCCAGTTTGATCAAATGCTTCTTCCATTGCTTTAGGATCTTGTTTGCTCCACCATTCAATAGTGCTATCACTTGTAGTGCGTCCAAGACGATCTTGGTCATCTACAAGAATTTTAAGATACAGTTCTGAATGTGGTTCTGCATCAGTAGTTGGGTCAAACTTAACTGCACCAAGTGAAAGTACAGTTGCAGTAGGAAACACATCTAGTGTTTCCAAGTCGATCATGCCATGAATAGCCATTTAGTTTCCTTTATATTGATCTTTAAAATTATCGCCGTATGCTTCTATGCAAACTTCGCCCTTGTTATATTTAGAATACAATGTCCAGTGCCCTTCGGAGACATTTAACATAAAAATTGCTTCGCCTGCAATCATGTCTCCATTTTCAAACCTGTAGATATCAGTAGAAAAAAGAGGTACTTGATTGTGCTCTTTATTGTACGTATCCATTTGTTCGTATCCAAAACATTCTTGATCATGCGCCATTACTGCTGTGGAAAACAGAATTAGTGGTATTGAAAGAAATTTTAGCATATTGTCCTCTTATGTTTTTACTAATACATAATACAACAATTTGTTATCCGTGTCAAGTGTTTTCTTCAAACGCCCATTCTCGTTCTTGACACCACCAACACACTCCGCAATGTTGTGTACCGATATTGTCTAGACTCTCACAACTTCTAGTTAATGGAAACAATTCCATTATATTTTCGTGTCGATATACTTCGGCAATTTTTTTCTTGGTATGATTTGTAAAGGGCAAATAAAAACTTTTCCAGTTTGTAGGTCTTGTTATATTGGGATCTCGATCTGCTTTGGTTTGTATAACATCGTGCCCATTACTTGCAAACTGTTGATTTATTTCTTCCGGTGGCCAGCAAGTATCGCCTATATAAAGTTTTTCAATTTGATTGTTTTTTAAAAAAGTAAACGGCATTCCAAATAATGCTTTAGAAGTTTGTTTTTCTGCATATGCTATATGATGCTGTATATTAGTATTACCCGTTTTTTTAATACACCAATGTATAATATATCCAATTAAAGTTGCATTACTAAAGTTTTTATTTTTATTACTAAGTGTAAAAATATGAATAGGGTAGTCGCTGTACTTCATTAACAAGTACAATACCAAAGAACTATCAGCCCCGCCGCTACAAAGTATACCGACAGGGCCTTTTGGTAGTTCGAATTCTACATCACAAATATGCATCTAGTTTAGGTGGTTGCCAACCTTCTGGCTTCAGCACTTTACCGTCTTCACGTTTGCGTACTTTGCCTGTCTCTGGATCAATCTTAGCAAAGTTTGTACGCATTACTTCTTCCCACGCACCTTCTCCGTCGAAGCCGCCTGCACGAATAGCACCCATAGTAACAACTAGGATGTCAACTAGTGCGTCAAGTTGTTCTACACGATCGTTTGCTTCGATAGCTTCTCGTAGTTCGTTGTATTCTTCTGTAATCAGATCAAGATACATAGCATAGTTGTCTACACTAGGTGCTTGATCACACGCTGTTGCAAACGTGTCGATATCTTTAAATGGATTTGTCATTATTCATCACCAATCATTACATCATCTGGTTTTTCTTTACTAAATCCGATAACACTTTCGGCTTCTACCATACGCAGGTTGGTAGTAGTGTTACCGTCGTCTACATCAATACCACGTGTCCAGCGACCGTGTTCGATTAAGATCCAATCACCGACTGTATAATCATCGTTGTTTTCTGGACCTTTAGCATGTACTTTTGCCCAGCGAGGATAGATTCCTCTACTAGTTCCGTTATCGTCTCGTAATATCAATCCGCTTTTGGTTTTCTGTTCTCCAAAATGCATATCGCTTACAATAACTCGATTACGGATAGGTTTCAAAGTTCCTTTTACTTTTGGTGTAACTTTGAAGCCACCTGCCATTTCATTTGTGTTCATTTATCACCTTTATTGTTTTTTAATAAAATTGCCTTCGTCGTCTTCTTCCCAGCCATCGTCAAATTCCTCTAACAATTCTTGGTCTTTTTCAGAAACTGTCTCTTCTACTGCTGCTGGTTTTGCTTGTGCTCTTGGGTCGTCTTCGTTGATTACTGGTGCGCTACCTTTGTAATAATCTTTAACAACTTCTTCTCTTTTACGTACAATTCTGCCACCTGGGCCTAATTCATCGCCTCGAGCATTTACTCTAGCATTACCTACAGCAGGAGTTAATTCGTTTCTTTTTATTAGTTGGTCTAAGTCAATACTTTTGCCTCTAGCAGTTGTATATGTTTTACGACCTTGTGTTTTCATCGCCATAGTGGTCTCCTTACTGTGATATTTAGTCTCGCAAAAATTCGTGCCAGTCTAAATTGTATTTTATGCTATCGATTCTATGTACACCTATCAAATACAGCACATAACTTGCTACACTCGATCCACGTCCTACACCCCATACAATATCATTCTCTCGCATAAAGTCTACAAGATAGATCATATAGCGTAGTAGTGGATACATATCACGCTCTTCAAACGCTTCAAGTTCTTCGCAAACTCTATTCCATTCGGGTTTTGCCTGTATTTCGTATGCTTCTATAGTTTGTAGTTCTTCCATTAGTTTGGACATAATCCATGGACCAATATCTAATGTTTTGTATTCATCAGGCATAAACCATTCACTTTGACATACACCGTCAAAAGTCTTTTGATCTACATCTAGTGGAATATACTTTTGTAGTTTGTCTAGACCTTGTTCTTCCATAGCCGCATTAAAACGGTCTACGTCATCACTCGGATCGCAAAGAACTACGTGGCATTTTTCAATGTTGCCACTGTAGATCATATTAATCAGATCGCGATTATTAAATCGTGGTACACCTAGATTGTCTGTTTTCATGAGCATGTCTCACTATACATTAAAATTTAACTTTTGTCAAGTCATATGTTCCATCAACTCTAACTGTGTAGCTAAAAGTAGACACTGAATCAACACCATGATAGTCGGTGGTATTGTATGCATAAAATTTATAATCATCTGGCAAATAATGTTTTTGATCGTTTACACTATCGTATATGTAAACAGGTCTATATCCACCAGGATTAAAATTTATGTGATGATCAAATTCTTTAGAAGGAATATGATCTCTATGACACGGAACTTTTGAATCTGGCCAACTTCCGTAAATTACAACTCTACCTATTTCTGTAAATGGCATTTGTTCTATACAATATTTAGTATACGGAAACAGTTTACTTGTGTCGTTCCATGGTTCTAAATCTTTAGTTTTATTTGCAAATGTGTTTGGTTTTAAATCTACAATAAAATACCATGGAATAGTAATACGTTTTTTATAAAACAAATATTTACGGATTTGTTGATAATCCATATCTTTAAAAACTGTTTTATCTCCATTGTAATCGTACAGCACATCGTATTCATAGACATCATTCTCATGTGTCTTGAGTTTAGGGGGAATCTTTCCAGGAACTGTTGGTACTTTAAAGGTATCTATTTTAGCTAGAGCTAAACAGATTTCATTATCCATACGTTTTAAATCTACATCAATGTTAAATTTAATAAAAGGATTTCCATTTATTCCGTTTATAGGTTCATCAACGTGTTTTAAATTGTATATAGTACCAAACACTTCGTCTTTTTTGACATCTACTATGTTTGACATTAATTGTATATTAACTTATGTTTATTAATCCGTCAAGATCATTTTTACCATTTTTTGCTTGACGCTTGGCTTCGGCCATTCTACGATCTTCTAATTCAATTTTATATGAATCCAAAAGCAAAATCATTTGTTGACGTACTTCTTGATTTTCGGTCATAAAGTACATGCTGTTTAATTGTTTAATTTTATTTTCAATTTCGTTGGTTGTTAAATCTTGTAAATTTAAATTTCCAGGATGTATCATACTTCACCAAATTGTCCTAGATATTGTAGGTATACGTTAGCACCAGAATCGTATGTAAATGCTTTTACTAGTTTTGCAGTTGTTGTAACAGTACTCACGGTTACATCAGCAGCGCCACCAAATGCAGCATTGCCATCAGTTAACAATTGACTATTTGCAGGAGCAGTCCAGTCGCTAGTAATAGATACAACATGGCCAGCGGCGCCGTTGCCCGATAATGAAAAAATTATTTCTGCATATTGTGCGTCTGCAGGCCAGTCTGTAATATTAATTGTTAAATCACCTTGTGCATTAAACTTTACAAAATGTCCGTTGTTAAATGTATAATCTACATCTATCGCACTACTTGCTTCATATAGTTGCACAGTATATTGTTTTAGATTTAACTGGCTTTGTGTATTGTAATCATATGCATTGTCTACATTTAACTTTGCAGTTGTACTCTGGAGAGTTTCTATTTCGCTTTTTGCGTATGCAAAGTTGTCTTTGATAATTGTAAAATTATCACGAAACCCTTGGCTGTCATTGTCCTGACCTGCCACTGGATATGTTTCGTCGATTGTTGTGCTTATAATGCTACTAGCCATGTTTTCTTATCTCCTGTGTATTATTTATCGTCTTACACATTGAACTTATAATTTGCGAACAACACAAACTGTTCAGTTTGGTTATTGGTTGTACTGTCTATTATATATCTATCAATTTCGTAATCAATGTTTTTAAAATCAAAGTTTGCATTTTCGATATTTTCTTTAATTAGTGTTGATGTGCCAGGTTTGCAATAGCAAATTGGCATTGCAGTAACATAATCAATTTCTTCAATAGTTCCATCTTGACTTGTACGCATCCATAACGGTAAAAATTGTCTTTCGTTAACACCTATTTCGGCAATACGTTTTCTCATATTACTAATGTTACTGATGTATTTTAAATTATCTGTGCTTTGACTGGTTTTTATAGCGTCACTGTCTGTTGTGATAACATTTCCGTTTGGTCTGTATCTCAAAGGATCGCTGCTTGTATTAACAGTAAATGTTACACTTCTAACAACAATGATTGTACCCGATTGACTTAATATTTCAATTTGTCCGGCAGCTGGAACAAATATAATACCTGCTCTAGTATCTATTGGTATTGTACCACTTGTAGTTGAAACACGTATAGTATCACCGACTCTTGGAGTAACTGTAAATGCATCACCACCGGATTCAACTGATGTTACATCATCTTTGATTTCGTACTTTAATTCGTCAACTGTTTGCGGGTTAGTGGTTTTTATTTTGTAACTTAATGCTGTACTTCCTGAAGCTGGTTCTTGTGGATCTACAATTTCTACATATACTACTTCGTAAACAATATCACTAGACCCCGGTTGCTTTGCAACGGCTGTTTTTAATTCACCAAAGTTAAAACGTTTTTTCTTATGGTTTTTTGCAACAGATGCTACAAAGTAATCTATAGTTTGTGTTTCAATGCCAGCATATGCTAGTGTACGAAGACTTTTTTGCACACCAAAGTTATTATCAAACGGTCTGTAAATGTAACTTGGTGTAAAGATTGTGTAATCATTTACAAAGTTTAAAAAGTTTGTTTTTTGATATGTTTTTAAGAAAGGCTGCATATACACGTTTGTATAAACTTTATCGTCTACGTCGGTAACAGGTAATGTAAAGGTTTGCATTACTGCACTGTAGCCAAATCTATCTCTAGCAATTACTGTAAAAGAATACTTTCTGTCGATGGTTGTTGTACCGCCATCAAATGTTGTAGCTCTTTCGTCGACAGTTGTTAATCCTAACCCGGTGCTGTTTGCGTATTGATTTATTTTACCAACAATTTCGCCATCTCGTTTTAATTCTAGACCATTTGGAAGTTTTCCAGCTACTAGATCGTATGTTAAGTTAGCACCAACTAATGTGGTTTCTGCTTGTAATTTTAAATAACTTATTCTATTAGCAACCTGTGTTGGAAGAACACTAGGAGTTATCCAATTAATAGTGCTTTCAACTTCTCCTAGTATTCTTACACTAAATGTTTTAACTGCGCTTGCAGTGTTTGCCTCTAAGTCTGCAGACATTAAATAAATTTTGTTATTGGTTGCAGCACCAAAGCTAAGTTGTGTATTAGCAGATAGGGTTCTTGTTAGGTTTGTGTCAAAATATAATTTAGTAAAGTATCTAGATTGAACATCGAATATTTCTTGTTTGATTAAAGTACTGTCTGAAATATGGAATGGCTTTAAAACTTTGCCTTCTATGTTTCTTGTAGTAGCAGTTGATTTAATATCTATCTCAAGGAAGTTGCCTGTAAACCTTACTAATCGATATTCATCATTTGGAGAAAAGCGTGTACCTTCTAATTCAAACTCTTTAATCCAGTATCTTTTGTATGCATCGTATACTTCCTCTCCTGGAATAGGAGTTATACCAGCACTGTCATAATCAAATTCTATAAATCCAACACTATCGCCTACAAAAATAATGTGACGTACAAACGGCATTGGGCGTCTGTGTAAATCTTCGTCGTAGTTGCTTTGTATTTCATAGCTTTCACTTGAAGAAAAATTAAGTTTTTTGTTTCTATAAAAGTCTATATCTCTATCAGGAATATTTTCAATATAAACCCAGTCAGCACCAGCACTTTGTGTTTCAAAAATTGTTAATGGTTCAAAAGAAGTTAATGGTTCAAGTGGACTACCTAGCGTAATAGTATCATATTCAGTATTACTACTATCAGTACTTTGTACAGTGTATCTATATCCATTGATTTCTAAAGTTTTTGCAGATAAATCCAACAACGTACCAACACCTGGTATTGGATCTGTTATCTTTGCAATTTTAATTGTTGATCTACCAGTTAGAGATTCTTCTATTACTGTTGCAATACTATCTAATACAACATCTACATCAGCTTCTTGACGCAATGCTTCGAGAGTAAATCTGTAGTCCTTGCTAACTGCTGGCTGGTACGGTACTATCCCTGCAATTTCTCCAGTTAGTCCATCAAGTTCTATGCCCGGAGGTAGCTCACTAGCAGTTCCGTCATCGTTGTATGGTAATACTCTATAACTAATTGTACCTAGCAAACTGTTAGGATCTAGTACATCTAAATACAGAGTTACATAATTATTTGCTCTTCTAACACCCAAGTCTCCAGGAGTGAGCCAAACAGGGTTACGCAAATATGTTACATCGGCTGTAAACAGTCCAGTTCCTGATTTCATAATAGTGTTATCTGCACGTAGGAAATCATCACCTACAAGATATATACTAAATTCTCTTTTTGTTTCGCCGACATTATCTGCAACTGTAACTATAAAATTGTAAAATCTATTTAATTTTTTTGGTCTACGAGTTGGTGTACTAAATCCGTAAAATGTAGTATCGTAATAATAACTATCAAACCCGTCATCGTCTTGAACAGCAAAGTCTAATGGTCCACTATCAAACGGACTACTTGCATAACCAGGTAGTTGATTTTTATCAAGTGCAAGTAAAGGTTCGACTATGCCCGATATTGTTCCATCTTCGCTCAAAGTTAGTCCCGGAGGAAGTTCTCCGTCGTCTTGAGCAATGTAAAATCTTAGATTATCTCCTGCTGCTAGATCAGTATCTATTGCTTGTAACTGGAAATTTACTACTGTACTATCTAACACAAAGTATGCAGTAGTTTCTCTTTCTGGAGGTATTTCGCCATAGTTAACATTTATTACCTCCCAGAAGTTTTCACTTGCATTCCAAACTTTAACAACATATGCTAATTTATCAGTATAGGTTTCTATCCATATAGTTCCGTTTCCCGGAGTAGGAGGAGGTGTAGTTCCTACGAAATATGTTTTTGGTACCCATTGACTGATACTGCTATCATATTGTCTAAGTTTTAGATCAAGCCCATTGGTTATGTTATTATTTGTACAAAACCAAAAATCAACAATATTTGGCAATGGCACAGATGCACTGCTTGAAATTTCAACTCCTACACCGATTGCACTTTGAAGTTGCTTCTTGGTCATTCTTCTCCAACGACTTGCATACTTTGTATAGAACTGATTTTCACTATAAACAAATGCAAAATCGCCGTCAAGTCCGGCTGTAGATAGTGGAACAGTTTCGTATACTGTAACATCAGCGGCATTAAATGTACTAACTCCATTTGATGTAAACATCCCCCAGACAGTATTTCTAGTATCAATCCAATACTGTCCAGTAGGCTCTGCTCCTATGTTTAAAATACCTTCTGGTGTTAACCAAGTAGGAGCATCTTCGCCTGCAACTGAAATTATAAATGTTCTATCATTTATGCCTTCGTCGTTTGTAGCTCTTAGTGTAAATTTAAATTCTGTTGTTCTAGAAACTTCAAACGGAACACCTCTAATTATATAATTTTCTATTCTTAACCCAGGAGGCAAACTTCCAGAAATAACAGTAATTGTTATTCCGTCAGTGCTTGATAACGGTAACGGTAGTTCTATATTACGTCTTTCGTCGATATCAGCTAGTTTGTATCCTGTAGCTTCCGTCCATTGAGGTAATGCCATTATACTTCCTTAAAATACGCCAAGATCAACTTCTTCAGTAGATGGACTTGAAACAGTTCCAAAATCGATGTCTGTGCTGTTAATCACCCAATCAATAATGCTTGTTCTAGTTATACCAATGCTACCAAAGTTGAATCCAAACAACTCGGCAAGCTCATCCATTGATATTGAATTAATTCGATTAATGTTAACAATACTATTATTATCGGCATCAAGGTCTGCACTTAATGCAGGAGCAGTTTCTCTAACAATTTGACTATCTACAGAAACAGTTCTTGTATTATTATCAACTGTAATTCTAGCAGCTTCGGTGCCTGTAAATGTTACGACTTGTTCTACACTTGAACTTAATGTATTAGTTCCGTCTGTGAATCGAATTGTAGCTTGAGCACTTCTTAGATATAAACTATTACCATCATCGCTGACACGTATTGCCATTGTACCTGGATACAGTGGATCTGGTTGTAGATCTCTAAAGTATAATATGGATCCGTTTTGTTCTTTAAACGTTCCGAATCCTGCCCCCACCGCTGCGTTTTGTGCAGTTGTGCTTTCTGTGCGTAAATCCAAATCATCAAAATTTTGATTAATTTTGATCATTGCTTCGCGCAAATCGTCGCCTGTGCCGTCGTTGGCGAGTAGTCCTACATTGATAATTTGAAGTGCCATGCTAGTCTCCGTTTTTAGTATTTATGACTAGATGGGTTTATATTATGGACCTATATTAAGCCAAGCAGAGCCATCCCAAATCTTCAAGTTAGGTACATCATCATCCCAAATAGCTTCGCCGATGCGTGGACTCGACGGTCTTGCTCCACCTACATAAACCGGTAGTTGTAACCCTCTGCCGAAGCTAGTGGTGCCTCCTAGGCCTATCCAGCCCGGTGTTCCAACACCATCAATGTCTGAAACATATGTTTGTACACCATTTCCTACGTGTGCTATATCTCCAACCGCAGCAGGAGTCGGAAGTGTTCCACTAAATCCTAATCCAAAGTGATTGTTTTGTATTTGCACTTTACTACCGTTAATTGTGATAGTATTGCCTGCATTGATAATTGAACCGGTTTGAACTTCATTTGTTGCAATTATGTTATTGCCTGTAACAGCACCGTTGGTAGCTGTAATGTTACCATTAGTAGTAGTAAAGTTTCCGTTGGTGCTTGAAAGACTTAAACTTGCTGTGATATTATCTGCTGTTATATCTTTAAACGTACTAGCAGTTCCTGTATCAGTAGCATTAACTACACCAAGACTAATAGTGTCTGCTAACACAATTGGATTGCCGCCGGTGCCATCTCCAGTGATGTTTCCGCTTACTGCAACAGTTGTTAACAATCCTGTGTCGCTAAATCCGATAGTAACTTGACCAAGTGCTACACTTGTAGTAATACGTCCTTCGCTTAGAATATCTCCAGTCTGTAAATATCCCACTGCACTAACCGCAGCTAGTGTTGTGTATCCGCTGTCGTTAGTTAGCTGGCTTACGGCGGTTGGAATAGCACCTGGAGTAAATTCAAATACACCGGTACCGTTATTATACACAAGGCTACCTGACCCGCTTGCAGGATTTTGTATTACGCTAAGATCGGCTAAGCTAATACCACCGGCTGCGGCTTGTGCTTGCCAGCTTGCACCGTCATAGGTTAAAACTTGTCCTACTGTTGCGCCGCTTACAAACACATCGCCAATGTCGTCTAGATTATCTGGTGCAAAGGTAGTTGGTTTGTTCTTAATAAATGCTAAACTGCTAGTATTGCTTTCTGTCCAATCACTTTGTACTGGCAATAATAATGGAGCACCGGCTAGTGTAATGGTTGCAGCACTAACATCGCCAGTAACAGCAACATCACCTGATGCTGTTACATTTCCTGTTAGTGTACTAGTTCCGGTGACACTTAATGTTCCACCTATTGTTGCATTTGTTGTAACAGCTAACGTAGCACTGCTTGACAAACTACCTCCGTTTAGCGAACCCGAAACACTTAAACTGCTAAGATTAACAATTCCAGCATTGTCTAAATTTAGGTTATCGCCTGTAGGAAGCTCTTTTAATTTGTTGCCGTCATCAACATCTACTATCAGTGGAAATCTGTTTGCCATTCTTTTGTCCTTGCGTTTATAATATTTATCGTATCTTTACAATGCTGCTATTCTGCTCTGGAAGTCTGCAAAACTAGTACTTGCCGCTACTTCGGATTGAAGCGTTGCTAAACTTATGTATCCTGGAATAACACCATTTACAGCATCTACCAACAGTGTGCTATCTTCAGCAAACACATTTCCTTTGATATCGGTTACAACATTGCCATCTTCTAATGCTGCAATATCTGCATATACTTCAGTAAAATTTTCGTTAATTTTAATCATTGCATCGCGGAGGGCATCTCCCCCTCCGCTGTTTGCACTCGATCCTACATTAATTGTCTGCTTTGCCATTACACTCTTCCTACTACTACTTCGACAATACCTCTATCCATATCGTCTTTTGTTCCTACTGCTTTACCAATAACAGTACCTACTTTTGGATCATTGTCTACAATAGCAAATCCTGGAACAGCACTGGTTACAAGTAGATCGCCTTTGGCAACTTTTCCTATAACTTTACACGGTACTCTACCTTGCAATGCTAAACCTACAACGTGTTCGCCTTGTAATGCACTGTTCATCAAGTGTGCTGGATTGGTTGTAACTACACCTGCTGCTCGTCTGTCGCCTTTTGCACTACATAAAGTAACTTCTTCATTGCCACCAAATACAAGTACTGTACCTGGTTCGTATGCTGCATCGCCTAAATAGTTTTCAGCAAGGTCAGCATATAGTGCTGCTGTTGCTTCACCATTGAATGTAGTAGCCCAAACAGTGTTGTATCTTCTAGTGCTACTACCAATGCTTACACCGTTGTCGGTGCCACTGTTTAACGGACCAGTAATATTTCCAGTGTGTGTAATTGTACTTACATTGCTAATACTACCAGTAGCACTCCAGTTTGCTGTACCGCTTACTGAACCACTTGTAAACGCAATACCGGTCATGCCTGCTAGGCTTGTACTTGATCCTCCAAGTGAAATACTTGTGCTACCAATTGTTATGCTACTATTTGCAAGTTCGGTATTACTAATTCCGCCTGCTTTAATACCAACCCATCCATCTGTGATTTCAAAGTTTGCACTATCAAAACTTGCTAAACCTCTATCTGCTTGAGTAATACCAGTAGCGTTTGCTCTAGTAGTTGCAGCGTTCATTGCTAGTTTACTTTGAGCAATAGCAGCACTTGCATTAACATCGTTATTAACAATAACACCTGAGCTAATTGCTGCTGTTAAGCTATTAGCGCCTGTGTATGTAAACGAAATATCTCCGCCTACAACCATGTTTTCACTGTTTGAACCAGTACCAGTAAAGCCTAGTACGTTTGCACCAATGCCAACACTTGGTGTAATTGTAACATCGCCAATATCGTTGAGTTCGTCTGTTTTGCTATCTACATATGTTTTGTTTGCTGCATCACTACCTGTAGTTGGCAATGCAACGTTTTGGATTTTGAATCCTCCAAGATTCATATCGTCTGCCATTGGAGTTGCTGTATAGCCAGGTCCACCTAAGCTCATTACACCCGGGCCAATAGATGTTGCAGTTAAATTACCATCTCTGTCAAATCCTAAACGCTGATTGATATAGCCTTCAACTGCTGTTTGTGTTGGTACTGCATCACCTTTAGCATCTGAGAATGTATCATCGTTGCTAAACTCGTTAACACGTACACCACGTTTGAAACCAATACCGTCAATGTTTGTTAGAACAAGTGCAGCGTTAAACGTAACACTACCAGTACCTTGGTCAACTGTAAAGAATCTACCTACACGGAAGAAACCATCTTGGTCTGTTAGTACAGAGAACACACGACCTTTTCTACGTTCCTGTGCTTGTGCAGCACTCTTTGTACCGTTTTCGTCAAATGCATCGTTTGTGCTTGTTGCTACTGTACCGTATGGCTTACCAAATATACGCTCTGGATAGTTAGCAGTATTGTAGCCGCCAACACCGATATCTAGCATATCGTGTCCTGTTGCACGACATGTACTGATGTTAACTGTAATTTGTGCAGCTTCTGTTGCAGTTAATCCGCCTTTTAATGTAATTCCTCTGGTGTTCTGTACACTAATTGCAAGTCCACTAGCTGTTGCAGGCCAGTTTACATCTGAACCTACATCGCTGATTTGTATAACACCTATGGTTTCAGTTGATCCTATACCATCATCATAATCGTATTCGGCATATGCATCAATCTGATGAACTTTACCAGCCCAAGTAAATATTATTTCACCGCCGGCTAAACGTGCTTTAGCACTTGCATCCAACGGGTTAATTGCAATAAATCTGTCTGCTACAGTACCACCAAGTGTTTTTAGACCGCTAGGACCTGCTGCTGTAATAATATCCACATAGTTAGGGTCAACTGTCATAGTAGGCGTGCCTACTGCATCTACTGTTGTTTCAATTGCTGTTACGTGATCTTGACTCACTGTTAAATCTATGTATCTATAGTTTGAGTCAAACGTTACAACACGTGAAGTAGATCCTGTAACGTATCCATCTGTAATTGTGTTTGTAAATGCAATAGTTCTATAAACTAAATCAGTATCGTCATCTGTAAACACAAATGCAGTACTCGGACGAACCGGCAAGTCTTCTACTGGTAGTCCATCTACAACAAAGTTTTGTTTGTGTCTAATTACAAGAGGAATATCATGCGGAGTATCCTCTTGTAATCCGTTATCAGCTGTACCTTCGATTCCGGTGCCAAAATTGAAACGCCAAACTTGACCACTTAGCACCGGCGACTGTGCGTCAAATGCAGGAGTACCTGCTATTGTAGCACCTGTAATATCGCCACTTCCGCCAACAGTTGAAACTGTTATTGTAGCATCATTTGCAGGAGTAGTGCCACCTAATAGCGCACCACTAACTACAAAAGTTTCTGTAGAACTGTATCCTGCGCCTGCTGCTGTAATTATTACACCGTAGTTGTTGGTTCTGTCTTTGGTTATAGTAAATGTAGCTTTACTTGTTTCTGGGCTTGCGCCTGTATAGGTTGCTGCAATTACATCGTTAACATCTGTGTATCCATCTAAGATAAAATCAGCTTGTTGTGCATTTGTAATTTCGTATGGTTGATAAAGGTCGCTGCTGCTTGCAGGATTTAATCCATGATAGATTTCAGCTTCACTGACGTTATTTGGTAGTCCTGCTAGATCGTATGCATACAAGAACAACGATCCAGTATCAGCATCCAAGTCAACAGATGTAACGCTAGTTGGAACACCTATTAGTGTAGCACTGTCGTCGCCAAATGCTTCGTCGCTAGTATTCCAATTGCCTGTAGCACTGTGAATAAACACAGTTGTTCCGCCGTCTTTGAAGAAACTTACAACACCAGTTGCACCTGTAATTTCTTGACTGATAGTTTCACCAACAGCAATACTTCCTGGAACACTAGCAAATGTTAGCTTGTGACTTGCACGGAATACCTTTCCTGGAAATACCATGTCTGCTGCTAGTGTAACATCGGTTGGAATTTCATCTGGGTCGGCGCCGTCTGCAACCAGTCCGTAGAAACCATAACTGTTGTTACCAGCAATACTACGAATTTGCGAACCATCTTTTGCAAGATACCCTGTATGACAGTAGTATGTAAACATACTTACAAGTTCTGAAAGAGCGTTATTTACACAAATTGCACCAAACCCTAAATCGTTGATTTGAGTAAAGTCGTTTGCAAGCATCGATCGGTTACCACCGCTTTGGATAAAGATGTCAATTCCTGTACCACTTGCCCATCCAGTGCCATCGTTGCTGGTTTCGTCTAAAACTAATGTACAAGTACCAGCTGCTTGGCTATAATTTGAGATAGTGTTAACTTGATATCTTGCACCGTTATAAAAGAACGGAAACGGAGTAGGTGGTCTGCGTACAAACAATCCTTGATCTGTTGGAGATTGGATGTCTATACTAAATGCACTGTTTACGTTTGTAATTTGTGCTGGCATGTTACCTGCATATCCATCTGCAAATAATCCACCTGCAAGACTGCGTTCAGTTCCTTTTGATTGTGAGAAACTCGAACCAGTTTGACAATATGGCGATCTTGTTAGGATTTGACCTTCTGGATCAAGAGTCATCATAAATCCACCATGTCTTTGCACAGTTAAGTTTCTAACAATAGTATTGTCGTTACACAGCAACACATCCATTTCGTTGTTGCGTTTTGGCGGATTAAATGCAGCATCAAATGCATATACTATGCAATCTACAAGATTATTAAAGTTAACATCTGCATCAACTTCTGCTGTGTATTGACTATCAAAAACTTGAGGTACAGCACCTAGTGCGGTAAATGGAGCACCAACATCGTTTGCTAGTACACTTGTAACAATAGTTTTGATGTATGTAATTGCTGCTGCTGTTTGAGCTTCTTCGCCTGCAACTGCACCTTCGTAGTATGCACCTTGATTTGTTAATGTATTTTCTCTACCACCTACTTTTAAATCATTTACAAAACCGTCTATGATTAATCCGGTGTCTCTACGACATTTGGTTGAGTTGTATGTAAATCCGCTCCAAATTCCTGCGCCGCCAGTTATTTGTGCATCGATCCACTGTATGACTTCTTCTTGAATAAACGCTTTGTTTAATTCAACAAGTCTTGCACCTTCATTAAATCCGCCTGGATTGTCTGCTCCATCAGTTCCTACATTAACAGATTTGCTGCTGTCTTGTAGATAATGGTATCCGTACTTGCCTTGCTTGCCACTAACAGGGTGCGTAAAGTGATATCCACCACCTGTTGCTGTCACAGTTAAAGTAACATCGGCTGCACCACCACTGCCTAAGTTGCTGTCTGGTATAATAATAGTTTCGCCTACAGTAAACCCAGTACCACCAGTTACGATAGTAGCTAGTGTAACAGTACCAGTTCCATCAACTGTAACTTGGAAAGTTGCATCTTGCCCAATTGCTGAAGTTGCATAATCTGTTTTTGCAATGTTGTATACGCCTGCTGCACGTGATGCATCTGCTCCGCTAACAATAGTTAACGTAGTGACAGGTGATTCAACTGCCGGCAATCCATCAATGTTAATATCACGGTAGAAATATGTGTTTGCCCAACGACTTTGTGATACGCCTGGTTTTGGACGGATAACACAACGTCTAAATTCGTCACCTTTGATACTTACGTTTTCTGGTAGTTTAATTGGAAGATGTTCGTAGTAAATTCCTGATTCTACAAAAACTGTAATTTGGTTATTTTGTGTAATGTTACCAAATTCTAATTCTTCGCCTACAATAAAGTTAATCGGTTCTTTTAGCTCAACTACAACTCTATCTGTTGATCCTGTGTACGCTCGTTGATAATCTGTAATTACACCTGTTGCACCACTTAGTTTACCACGTATAATTTTACCTTCACGTAAATCAGGGTTACCTGCAATTGCCTGGTCTACAGACGCATTGCCACCGTTATCAATTTCAAACGCATATCCGCTTCCTACAACAAGGGCAGCATCGTCTGCTGTGCTGTCATTTAGGAAAGTAATAATATCGTCAAATCTATCATCGTATGCAGTAATAACAGGGCTACTAATAGTTCCAGCACTGGTCAAGTATGATGCAATATCAGTTCTAGCTTTGTTAATACCTGCTACTGTTTCAGTATATTGTGTCGATCTTGCTTTTATTGCACTTGGGTTTGCATGGTATCTTTTACCTGCCCAGCGTGATAGATAATTGCCGCCTGCTTGTACATCTAGTTTAACAGATTCTAAAATTAAAAGAACATCTCGTCTGCAAAGATCTTGATTGTAAACTAAATCAGGATATGTTGTGTTAATATATTCAATAACATTGTCAGCAATGGTGTTTTTATAGGTATCAACTATTGTACCTGCTAAATCGCTAGTAGCTGCTGGGCTAATAACACCTGATACTGTATCAACTTGTGCATTAAATTCTTTACTACCGTGTGTTATAACTTGTACATACGGACCGGGTTCATACGGAGTGGCTTCGATAATTTCAGTTGATTTAGCCATTGCAGCATTGATTGTTTTATATGCATATTGCATACTACGACCTTCTTGACCAGGAGGTGTAATTGATTGTGCATCGTCTCCAGATGGAGAAACAAAAATGTTAGTTGTACTTGCATATCCCTGTGTATCAACATATAGTTTTGTAACAGCTTGTAAATCATCCTGACCGTTTGGTGTACCAAATCCCTCTAGCGGTGTTGGATGATCTGATAGATAGAGTGTGTCTAGCATGGTACGGTTTGCAACTGTTCCTGCTCTTGTGATAACTTCTTGTGTTTGCGGTACTTTAGTTCCACTGTTTCCGCTAGGTACATTTAACGCACCTGTCATGGTATCACCGTCAACATTTACATAACGGTCGTCTGCATAACCTCTACTTAAAATAACGTTGTCTGCAGATATTGTACTCGCTCCGCTGTGTGTAGTATTCCAGTCTGATACCAAATCGGTAATTGTATTGCCAACTCCGGTGTTACGCAGAATTGTATTGGTATCGTTGTTATACGCCATAACAGCGCCAGCATTCAACGGTGCTGTTAATTCTGGATCAGGATCTCTATTAATGTGTGGATCAACAATGGTAATTTTTACAGTGCCGGCATCCTGTGTTGGATCCACAGGTTGTGTAAATTCTACATAAACACTGTTAGTCGATTCGCTTGGAGTTCCTTTGTCGGTGTTGTTACCACCGCTATCACTAACAAATTTATAAAAATTCACTCCACTGGCATCATCGGCTACAGCTGGAATAGCACCTTCGTTTCCTAAATAGGTATTCGGTGTATCGTCTAAACTTTTAAAAGCAATAGTACCGCCGAGACCAAACACTGCATAAAGTTCAGTAAAGTTCTGATTTACCTTCTTAAAACTTTCACGTATGCTGTCGCCTGTGCCGTCATTGCCTTCAATGCCGATATCAATTTCATTTCTTGCCATTTATTTCTCCATTACCATTGTGGTATTAAATTGTCCATATCAAAATTAACGCTTACTCCGCATCCGCAACTGCTCTGTGCGTTTGGATTATTAATTTCAAAATTCGAACCTACCAAACTCTTTACATAGTCTAGCTCTGTTCCTACTAAAAACATTGTACTGGATACACCAATTACAAAATGTCCGTCACCGTCAGCATTAATTACTTCATCGCCGATTTCTGTATCTTCAGGAGTAGCAACAGTACCCCAATCATATTCGAATCCAGCACATCCTCCGCCTTTGATATTAAGGCTAATTCCCCAGACATTATTTTCTTCACACAGTTTATTGATTTGTGCTTTAGCTGAATCAGTTAGTGTACAAATACTCATTTATTTTTGTCTCCTTATACATATTTATGGTTAGTTTTTATAATCTTAATGTAAATATACTTATGTACATTAAAGAATTTATGATTGACACTTGGCATATGCGCCGTAGTAAACTAGGAAATCAACACACATACAACCGTAAAAAAACTATGGTTGTTTTAAGATGTGATAACTGCGATACTGAATTCACACGCCCTAGAGGCAGTATGGATCCTAAGCGACTTAATAACAATTACTTTCATGTTTGTGAAAATTGTGATGCAAAACGCTTTGCTCAACAAAGAGGCGTAAATGCAAAACAAGTTTGGAGTTTAAAAGCAAGTAGTAATATACCCATTAGTAAATTATAAAGTGTATGATAAACACTCATTGAAATTTTTATTATTTAAAATTTTTTGATGTATTGTATCACAGTTAGCTATAACATCGTTGTCGATTGTAAAATTAAACTTATTTGCAATTTCGTTGGCCAAGTCTAGATGTTGTATTAAAGTCGGATGAAAATCTACAAAGGATTCTTTGGTCCATTCAGCACCTGATGTAAATTCATAATCACCTTTATATCTAGCTAACAAATTGTTATAATCTATTAATTTTGTTTTGAGATGATTCATGCTCATAAAAAACTTTTTAACAGGTAGCTGATTTAAAATTGCATCAGCTGCTATTACATAATTTATAGTCTTTTCAAGTTCGTAATTTTCGTTATAATAACTTTTTAAGTTTCTCCAAATGTGTCTATTTTTAGCACTAAGCATAATAGCACCATCGGGTTCTGTCCATCCATGATTAGTTAAATAATCAAATCTATTATGACCAGACCATTGAACAATAACGATGTCGTACTCTTGTA